CCGTCCTCAACCAGCACTTTGGTCAGCGCGAACGCCAGACCATAGACGCTGTACACATAACGCTTGAGGAACAGCACACCGCCCTGCTGATAGGTCACCGGGGTGCCATCAGCAAGCTGGGGAGCAGCGCCAAAACCGTACAGGACAGGTTCTTCGTGGTAGTTGCGGGGGATGCCTTCCTGTTGACGGAAGACTCGGCTCCATTCATCAGCACGTTGATCGTATACACCATCAAAGCACTCGTTCAGAATGGGTTCAACAATTGACCGAAAGTCGGTACTACGCATCGGAGCGGCCATTTTTCACTCCCTCCTTTAAACAGCAACAACAGTCGCTTGATTTTGCGACTTGTTGATTTGAACGCGAACAATCGTGAACGCATCGCCCCAAGCATTGTCGGGGTACGGAGCCAAGCCCACAATCTTCATCTGGGCGGTGTTGCCAGCACCAACCAGAGTGGTGGACAGAGTGGCTTGAGACAGACCAGTCGTGGCAGAGCCAGCGGTGGTGTTGCTCAGGTCAGCCTGATCGCCAACAGAAGTTTGAGCCAAAGAGCCAGCCGCCTGAACTTCATACACGATCAAAGGATCAGCGTAGTAATAGGCAATGCACGAACCTGTTTGATAGGCAGTGCTGGCAGGCCAGTAGTTGGACACGCGACGGCGACCAGTGGTATCAGTCCACTCAACGCCAGAAAACGCGCCTTGGAAAGAGTCACCAGCAGCGGCCACGACGATAGTACCGCCAGTGTCCAATTTGACAGGTTGACCCTTGAGAATGTTCGACGAATACGCCGAAGCGATGCCGTCAGCCAGCGAAACTGCGCGATCCAAGCCGGAGGGATGGAACGCAGGACGCAGACCGAACGGAGCAGAGGTAGCACTCATGATTACTCCTTGGTTAGCCCTCGAAAACGGGGGCACTGTTTGGTTGCTGTTTGTCGATCCGACCAAAACCTTCACCCTCAACTTGAATGAGGCGACGATTCGAGCTATCGCGGGCTTGACCTTGCAGGTTTTCAAGTTGCACCTCAATTTTTTGCGCCTCTTCTTGAGGAGCATTGTGGTGAAACTTGGTCATAACCGCTTGGTAAATTTCCATCGGGAGCTTGAACAGAAGCATCTCATTGCAAGAGATGAACCCAGTATGCTCACCAGCTTTGACACGGAAACTGTCGAACCCAGGCAACTCATCCGCTTTCACGGGAACGTACCCAAGACGCATTCTCTTGTCGATGCTGTCGTAGCTATTGGTGGTGGAGAGCCAGCACAAGTGCCATCCGGGGATAGCATTGGCCGACAGTTTCGGCAGGGCCGATTGCGTCCATTCATCGCTCCACGCCGTGAGGCGTTCCTGCGTTGACATGAACTGTTCTTCTGCGGGGCGACGGCTTTGGTCTTGTGAAGACCGATCCTCGCGGCCACCAGCAGAAAGGGATTTTTTCAGACGAGATTCAGTCATTTTTAGCTCCTATAACCAGAATTTTGTGAGCGGGCTTGCTCTGCGTAACGCTTGATCATCCGATTGCGACTTTGGGGGTTATCCCACAAACCCGCATCTTTGATGGCACGAACTTGCTCCGGGGCCAACACGAAGGTATTTCGTGCGCCGCTAGAGTTTGTTCCTTCGCGTCCAGAACCAGTCACAATGCTCCTTGGTCTACGAGTACGACTATTTCTCTCGTCATAGTCATCAGTGTAACGGTGGGGCAACCGTTTTTGCAAGCGTTTATCTAACTCTTGCCAATATTCTTCAGATGCCGGATTCCAACCTTCTTTAACCAGCTTCTGGTCAATGATTTTGGCGATCTCGGAATCCTCGTCCCCGCCCTCCGGGCTAAACCAGTCATTGCGCTCCATCCATTTGGAGGCTTGACGCTGCAACTCTTGGCTGTTGGCAGGGCTTTGGACGTTTGCCGAGCGAACGGCGTTGTCCTTCAGGGATTTCATCGACTCGACTTCACGCCGGGTCTCGTACCACATCTCCTGGGCTTTGGCGAAAGCCTCGCCATCACCAGCAGAGGTGGCTTCGGACATCTTCATGCGGGCGTATTGCAGCCGCAGTTCCTTGTCCTCGATGGCTTTGTCCAACCGGGCCAGATCAGCGGAATGGGTCTTGCGCTCCACGTTGGAGAGCCTCTCCATCAACTCCTGATTCTGACGCTGGAGCATCATCAGGCGCTGGTCTTTTTCCTCGTTGGTCTTCTTGATGTACTCCTTCTTGGCCTTGCGCCGGTTCCTGCGGGCAGCGCGAATGGCCTCGGTGTCATCGTCGCGGTCTTGGTCGTCTTCGTCGGCAGCGCCGCCAGCGGCCATAGGTTCGTCACCGCCATCCTCGTCCATGTCAGGACTAGGGATGCTCTCGGGAAGGTCAACGGTTACGGAGCCGTCCTGCTCCTCCTTGACCATGATCTTTTCGTCAACTTGATCTTCTGTTGCCATTTTTTACCTCTTAAATGAAAGCTCGCATTTCCAGCGGACTGCCGGTGACTTTGGCGATGATTTCGTGATCGTTGAGGATCATGAACAATGCCGAGTCTTCAAAGTCTTCTTCACCAGGGACTTTGACTTCCCAACGATCTCCGCCCCACTTTGGGACACGAATGTAATCACCAACGGAACACCATGCGCCTTCCGGCCAGGGGTTCATGCTTTCGCGGTGACGGAATGCCAGTGGGCCAATCTCGATGACTTTTGCCACCATGTTGTTCCACTTCTCGGCTTCCTTGGTCTCTTCGACCAAAATAATCCCGGCGCTGGTTGCTTTCTTTTTGGTGCGGCGCAGTTGCACAAGGATACGCCCACCAAGAGGTTTAGCACCGGGTTCTACGCTCGGAAAAGCCCAAGCAATTTCAGCGGCGTCAGCCACTTCCGGTTCATTCATCTTCATCTGGTTCTTTCAGAATGTTGTTAAGAATCTCAAGAGCCTGTTCAAGCCCCTGATATTGGCCGACCATTCGCTGATACGCCTCCCATGTAGACGCATTTCCACGCGCCAAGGAAAGGGATATGTCTCCCTGTGAGGCTTTGATACCGGCGATAAGGTCAGAGATGGCACCCATTATTTTTTCTTCTGCTGGGACAGACCTCCTTGGGGTTTGGCGGGGGTTTGACCGCCGGATTTGAGGGATTGGCCGTTAAGGTTCTCGCCAGCGGCGATACGTTTGTGCATGGGCACGGCCTCGTTGTGGTACGGGTTACTGGTAGCCATAGTTTGCTCCTGTGGTTTTGCCTTCTTCCAATCTCAGCTTGGCCGCATCGCGGTTGAGCCGAGCCGCTTCGATCCGCTCTTTGGTTTCATTGTCGCCCTCGGCAATCGCCAAGCGCAGTTGCAAATCTTCCATCTTGAGCGAAACATCTTCATCTTGCTTCTTCTTCTGAAGCTCGATGTCTGCCTGATCCCGCGCTGCGCGGCGCTGAGTTTCTGCCATGCTGGTTTTTTCCAGCACGATAGCCTCTGGCGTCATCTGCGGCTGCGGTTTGTACTTCTGCATCTCCTGGGCCATCGCCTGGGTGATTGGCAGAATTGCTTTGAATACCCCTTCGCTGTCCAACTGCAAGTGCTGCGATGCAACAGCAAACAGTTTGTCGATCTGCGGGGTCATTGACGGGTCGTCGTAGTCCTTGATCCGGCCATTTGCGGCCTTGTTCACATACCCGTTCATGCGGTTGAGATACCACAGCGTCAAATGCTGCTTGATATGCTCAATTGCGTTGGGGATGAACTGCGGGGCAATCATCGGATTCGCACCAAACACCGGGTTTTTGGCGAAATCGAGGTGGCTTTGCAGGTGAGCAAGGTGATCTTGCTCGATGTAAGCGTATGAAGCCTGTCCAAGTGCCATCGCCACATTCTCGTTGGCCGCATCGCGCTTTTCAGGATCGGGCACACCTTTCATCAACTCGTTGATTTCGGGCACTTTGATCTGCTTAAGGAAGCGTTCGATCACCGCTTTGCGCTCAAACAGGTCAGGGTTGTCCTTCATCAACTGCATGACGGCCTGCATCTGAGCCATCCGCTGGGTTTCAGAGAAGATTGCAGGGTCAGAGACCGGAATTACGTCCGTGTTGCGGTTGAAATCGTCTTTTCGGATGTCCAGATCAGCGACAACCTCGCCTTTGCGCTGCTCATCGAGATACCAGCGGTTGATTCGGCCCAAAATCTTCAGAACTCGGCCCTGGGCGTCATGCAAACGCGAGTGAATCGCGGAGAAAACGGCTGCGCCTTGCTCGATCAGCGCCTGGGTGGTGCCAACAGGGGCGTTGCTGGTGATGTCGGCGATCTTTTCCTCTGCCGTGGTCACCACACCCTTGGCCGACTGCTCCAAAAAGCCCATCAGCTTGAACAAAACCTCGCTCGGAGGGTTGAACGGCATGGGCATGGCAATCTTGCGGATGTCATCCACGCCCGGAGCGCCTTCAATCTCGGCCACCTGGGTGACTTCGACCTGCGTACTCTGGCCGCTGATCTTCGCGCCCTTGAGCTTGAGCATCGTCGCGGCGTTGTTGATGTGGGCAGAGTCCAGCAAAGCCCTCAGAGCGCCTGTAAGGCCCGCTGCAAGCCCTCCGATGAGGTGCGGCAAGCCCACGGCATAGGCTCCGCGCCAGGGGATGAACTTGAACTCGACCAGCCAGTCCAGCTTGGTCATCGTTTCGTCGCCCTCTTCCCAGTTGCGGTACAGGCCGATCACCTTGTGTTCGAGGTTGTCGATCATCAAGATGTACGGGGCCATCTTGCCTTCAGAGCGGGAGTCGCCCTCAAGCTCCAGCCATGTGTAGATGTGGTAGACCGTGCGGCTTCCGTCGATGTTCTCGGGGTCGTCCTTGCGCCCCTCGATTTTGTCGTTGGCCTTTTGCGCCTTGGTCTCCTCCGGCTCCATCGATGCGCGGATGTAATCGGTGTTGATGTACAGGCCGCGCTGGATACGGCGGTTGAATTCCCACTGCGTGATGTCCTGGCGCTCAGTCACGCGCTGCGAGGTGTAGAAGTTCGCAGCCGAGAACGGCAGGATGATGTTGTCGATGGGGACAAACTCAGCGCACGGGCGCTTCTTGTCCTCGTCGTACCAGAGCTTCATGAACTGCGAGCCGCCCAGGGGAAGCTGGGTGAGCATCTGCTCCTGCTCGTCGCGGAACTCTTCGATCTGCTCCGTCAACTGCCAGTTCATGTAGTCGCGCTTGCGCTCTGCGATCTCCAGCTTGGACTTGTCGGCGTCACCCAGAATCTTCGTGCGGGTCGGGCCGTTGGGCGGGAACAGTTCCTTGATGGCGCGGGATGCGAAGTCCACGCAGGCTTCGGCCATCACGGGGTGGACAACCTTCGATGCGCCCATGAAGTTTGCGCCGCCAGGAGCATCGTTGCCCATGCCGGTGCGCTTGATGCCCTCCTCGTACTGCTTGTCACGCAGCGAGCGGGCTTCCTTGTCCTTGTCGATGTACTCGATGTACTGCATCGCAATGCGGTCAAGATCGAACGGGTCGATCTCATCGCTGTCGGCAAGGTTCTCGTAGAAGTCTTCGTCCTCCGAGGGGCCACGGGTCTTGTCGGGCATCGTGACAACAGCAGAGCCGTCAGGAAGCTCCTCGATCTCGGAGTCGTCAAGCTCGATGTCAACCTCGACTGAGCCGTCCTCGTTCTCCGTCATGCCCTCGGGCATATCCTGTTCTTCCTCGCTCCCAATGCCTGGGACTTCGCGGCCATATTCCTGCTCGATGGGGAATTGCGTTGCCATAGTTAAGCCTTAGCCTTTCGTTTGTTCTTCACCTTGATCAAGCCACCAATCGCTTCGTTGATTTCTGGCTTGCTCGTGTTATATGTGCCGCGATTGCCGATAGCCGACTTGATTTTGCGCGGGTCAAGCACATTGATCTCGCCTTCCTCAAGCGCATGAATCGCGTCATAGCCAGCTTTTTTTACGCGCTCAATAACTTCCTCATCAGTCAACTTTCCAGACGGGTCAAACCGATTGAACAATTCGCTTCCCGAGCGATTGACCCTGGTAATTTCGAATGGGTTCTTTATTTGGGCGTAAACAGGCAAAACATTTGGCTGGTTGGTGCTGCGCCTGAGATTGACAACATTTCCATATTCAGATGCCACCTTGGGATTCTTCGTCAAATATGTCCCCGGCCCCATAGCTCCGATGACAGATGGCTTGAACTCAGAGATGTCTGCGCCAGTGCCGTGATACAACCGATCCTTGACCTTGCTGCTCTCCAGCATCTTTGCAAGATTGGCTTCCCGCTCGGCAGCAGGCAAAACTTCCTGCGTTCCTTTGAGCGCCTTTGCCAGCTTTGCCAAACCCCCAGCCTGCATTTTGATCTCACCGCCAGCCTTCTTGCCGGTGTATTCCTTCATCAACTCCTCGTACATCTTCATCTCATCGATGTGCTGGGGGTCAACCATCTGGCGCGGCGTTGCGGTCTGATACACCCGAGTGGCGTCTCGCGGGCGGTATTCTTTCTTGATGAACTCCGCCACATCAGGGAACTCAAGCTCGGCAGGCACAGGGTATCTCGTGCGGCTGATGGCCGACTCAGGAACCTTGGGGATGACATGGCTGTACGTCGGGTGAGCCGACATCAGCAGATCAGCGGGGTTGACGCTGGGGTCAAGGCGCATCTGCGACAGGCCCGATGTCAGCACCTCGGTGTTGCGAAGCTCAGGCTCAGTGATGGCGTGAAGGATCACCCGGCCATCAGGCAGGCCCAGCTTCTCCGTGTACTTGGGCAGTTGCATCATCGCGTTGAAGTGCTTCCGCAGTTCCGGATCGAACGCGAAGTGCAGGTACGCCGACTCCTTGTCCTCGATGCCGGGAAAGCCTGGGCGGGGGCCAGACTTCTCACTGCCCTTACGGATCAACTCGTTGAACTGCTCAATCTGCCGCTTGTTCATCTTGCTGGGGTCAATCGCCCGCAAGTTGGCGTCAGCAAAGTGCAAGGCAAAGTTGCTGCCCTGCGGCCCCATTGCCAAGAACTGCCCCAGCACCGGGGCGTCCTTGTTCGCCTGGGAAAGCTCCTGCACCCGCTTCTGGAACGTAGCGGCCACGGGGTTGTTCGATGCCCAGGCTCCCTCTCCACCAAGGCCATACAGCGGCCCGCCATACTGCGGTGAGGGTAGGTCAAGCTCATAAGGGCCAGCGCGGTACAGCGTCTTGTCGGCAATCGTCGTGTCGCCAGAGACGCCGATCTTGAGCATCCCCAACTGCTTCTCGATGTCAGCCACCTCTTGCGGCAGCAGCGTCCTGCCTTCGGTCGGGCGGATGTCGTGCGACAGTTCCCGCTCCATCTGAAACTGCTTGAGCGACTTGCCAGCGGGGTTGATCGACTTCTTGGGATCGGGGCGAACGAACTCACCCGTCATCTGCTGGGCCATGCGCTGGGCGACAGGACGAATCTCTTCCTTCGTCTTGGGCGCAGCCCTGGGCAGGTTGAGCGGCAGGGATGGCTCGGCCTTCGCAGCCTTTGCCGCAGTCTTCAGCCCCTTGAGCAGACCGCCCCCGGCCAGTTTCTTGTCCATGACCTCCATCATCTGGGCGTCAGGGTTGTCAGACATGGAGACCTTGCCGCCTTCCTTCTTGCGCTCAAGGATGGTCAGGGCGTCCTCTTCACCAGGGAACACAACGAAGTTGCGGGTGCCCTTACCTGCGTCTCGGCTGGTTGCATCGAGGTACTTGATGCCTGGGATGCCGTAGCCCCGCATAGCTTCGCTGGTGCCGACCTGATAGTTCTCAGTGTCGAACAGGTCAGGGCGATACCCCTCGTCGCGCATGACCATGCGGTGCAGGTCTTTGCCGGTGATGCTGCTGTCGATGCTGCCAGACTCCTTGCGAACCTGATCGACGTACTTCTCCCAGTCAACATTGTTGGAGTAGTCAACCGGATCACCTCCGGTCATCTCCGCCCACTCATCGGCCTCTTGGCGCAGGCGCATATCAGCAACCTTCTCGGCCTCCCTCTGGCTCATGCCGACCTCATAGTCCGTTCCCTTGAGCGCCTTGATAACCTCGGGCTGCTCGCTCAAAGGCTTGTCCCAGTCCAGCATCCGGGCGATCTTCTCGTCGGGGAGGTCTACGGTGTAGAGGGAGCCGGGATCAGCGTGATGTATTTCGTTTTTCAGCCTTTTGTAAAGCTCTGCCCTCTCCGAACCTTCTTTGTATTGTCTCGGAAGCTGTCCGGTCTTTCTTTGCGTCCCCAGCACCATGTCGTCAATGATGGAGTCCGCAACACCCGAGGGGCGAGTGACGCCGTCAAGATAACCTCCGCCAAACTCAGCATTCACCAAATCCTGGACTTCCGCTCTTGTGAGACCAGCTTTACCTTTGTAACTAAAACCACGGTCGGAAGATAGCCTTGACTGATACCCTTTTGCCACCTCTGGCGATTCAGCCAAATACAGCCCATGCCCGTAAGCCTGCGCCCCCTCGCCCGTGCCGATCTTGCTGGAGTCGAACTTCTCGAATTTGTGCGGAGAGCCGTGATACACGGTCAGCGGGGAGACCGATTGGCCTGATGCCTGGACAAAGTCCTTGCCTGCCCGCGTGACGGCCCTGGGCACGGCCATAGCAGCCCTGGCACCCGACAGCGGGCCGGTGTATGCCCCTCCTGCCAACTGGCTGGCACCAGTGAAGAACTGGCCCACAGGCGTCTGGCTTGCGCCGCGAAAGGGCAGGCGCTTCTCGATGTCCTCGCTGGTCGGCAGGATGGTCGGTGACTCCTTGCCGGTGATCAGTTCGTAGGGCAGGCGGGCCAGGGACTCGATGTCCCCAGGCATCCCCAGCGTTCCAGAGATGAAGCCACGGGCGACGGCCACCGGGATATTCGCAGACGCTTGGCGGTCTTGCTGCGACTCAGGACGGCGTCCGGCGCGGCGATAACCAACATATGCGCCGCCTGCGGTTTCGAGCGGTGACTTTTTCGCAGATTTATCAGCCATGACCGTTGCCTTTCTGACCCGAATCATAATCGTTGGGGCTTGTCAAGTCCACCTCGCCAATATCACAGTTAAAGCAGCTTGGCCTGACTTGACATATTCCGAGACGCTCGCAAACGGTCAAACCAATGGTCAAGGACTTTATGCGCGTACTCTCTCGAAATAAGGATGTTCCCCTCCGTGCGGGAGAACTCAAGCCGCCCTTCGCAGACCGTGATCCTTGCGTCATACTGCGTAGGGGTTAACCCTTCGTTGTTGTCCTGAGTCGATGTAGTCGTCTTCATCATATGGCTCCGGTGCGTCTCCGTCGATGTCGATGAATCCTGCGTCCCGGAGGAACCGCAGGGCTTGGGTCGTGGCGTCCACGAAGTCGTCGTGGGTGGTGTCGGGGAATGAGCAAAGCTGGCTCAGGAGCGGCTCGGCCCAGTCCCGGACATATCCTGGCCGCTGGCTCGATTCTGGCATCCAGACCCGGCCACGGGCAAACAGGGACGAGACGATGTTCAGCCGCTGGAGCTTGTCGGCCCCGCCTGGGTTGTACGCCCTGACCGGCAGATGCGCCCGCTGGAGGTCTTGAATCAGCGAGATGCCTGCGCTCTTGTCTTCGATCAGGATCAGGTCAACGCGCTTCCTGTTCTTGCCCTCGCCGTACACCACCTCGTACTCGTCCTGCACCTTCGGGCGGAGGTCGGGGTATTGCAGCCGGTCTTGCCAGCAGTCGATCAGCAGAACGGACATCGGGCCGTCGGTGGGCTTGAACACGCCCCAGGTCGCCGCTGCCGTTGGATCGTTGACGGTCTTCTCGCTGGTGGCGCAGTCGTACGATTGCAGGATGTACTCGAACTTCGGGAACTCTTTGTCCGTCGGCCAGAGCTTGATCATCTCCCGCTTGACGATGCCCGACTCTTCGGGGTCGATGATCTCGGCGTAAATCTCCTGGCGTCCGAGCTTCGTGCCCTCGTACTGAAGAATTTGCTTCTGGAAGCTGGGCGCAAGGTTTGCAAGGTTCGCGTAAGTCGAGGCGGTCGTCAGCTTGACATCGTCGCCGTCCCGTCCTACAAGCTCGATGATCAAGTCCTTGGGCTTTGGGGTCGTCGTGCAGAGGATGCGGGTCTTCTTGCCCAGTCGCACCCCGAACATGATCTGATCCCAGGCTTCCTGAAGGTAGTCCCATGCGGCCAATTCATCACACCATGCCCCGTGGAACTGCGGCCCCCGGAACCGCTCAGGCTCGCTGGCCGGGATGCCCTTGATCAGCGATCCGTTAATCAGCTTGAGTTCGTGCAGCGCCTTGTTGTACTCGGCGATCAGGCACTGCGGGATGACGGACATCAGCCCCGAGTCGCCCTCGAAGCAAGTGGAGCGAACGTCAGCGGAAGTGGGAGCGGCCACGAGCCAGCGTGTCCCAGGCTCCTGCCATGCCCACCATGCCACCTGCTCGGCAGCGGTGCGGGTCTTCCCGGCTCCCCGTCCGGCCAGCAGCAGCCAGATCGTCCACCAGTCCCCAGGCGGGAGTATCTGGTGGTCGTGGGCCGTTGACAGCCACTTCGTCCGCCAAGCGAAGGCTTCGCGCTGTTCCTCGGGGAGCTTGGCGTATTGCTGGCGCGTTTTGGGGTCAGACAATAGCTCGACCAAGGGGTCAGCCATTGATTTTTTCCTGTCTGCGGGCTTCCAGTGTCGTCAGCAGCGTATCAAAAAGACTTACATCGACTTGTGTTTGTATCGGATTTCCCGGATCGCCACCAAGCTGAACCTTGTCCCCGTAACGCTTTGGATTCCATTTTGCCAAAAGTTTCAGGCCGATCTCAGCTTTTGCCTTTTGCCACTGGACGTAACCCGGATCAATGCGGCCACCGCCTTCAGAGAGGATGCGCTCAGGCTCTTGATTGATCTCCACCCAGATTTGCTCTGCAATGGCGTCCTGGCCCACCTCTCGGGCACGGGCGATAGCTGCGGAAAGACCGACGCCCTTCTCCCCCAGAGCATCGTCCTGATACATCCAGTCGTAGACGGTTCTCCATGCTGGGTATCCCTCTTGTCTGCATATCTCTCTGAGAGGGATTCCATCAGCGAGCATATTGCACATCTCCTGAGCGATCTCAGGGGTGTACTTTGATGGTCTGCCTGTCTTTTTCTTTTGCGGCGCGGATTCTGCGCTCGCCTTGGCCTGCTCAATGGCTTGTGCAGCCACTTTCCCGGCGTTTTGAGGCGTTTTTTTGCGAGGTTTGGGGTTTGGTGAGTCCATGAGTTAAACGGCTCCTTTAACGGCCAGTTTACTCGTTCTCACCACTATGGGTCAAACCCTTATGGCTTTTTGTTGCAATCGCGTCCCTGGCGGCACTCAAAGTCACATTCGTCGCATGGCGAAAAGTTGGCGTTTGCTGCCCACCAAACCAACACGGCAAAAACAGCCACATGCAAAAGAATTTCCCAGATGCTCATCTTTGTCCCCTTGCGCGGATTAAATCGGCGGCTTGATATGGCTCGGCAATTTCTGCCACCTTCGCGCATTCCTCTGTTTCGGCGACTGCAATGCTGCGCTCATACTCAGTCCAATGCTCTTGCGTCCATGTGCGGTTGCGCTCATCAGCACGGACAAGGGCGGCGAAGCGTTCAAGCCGGTGCATGTCTTCGGTTCCGGGCAAGTTGTCCAATGCCACGCTCGGCCACCCCGCTTCCCGCGCCATGCGGATGATGTCGTTCATGATTCCCCCTTTTGTTGCACCATTCCGCTGCTCTGATTTACACCACCGACAGATGCTCCCGGTGCGAGTGGCAAACGCAAGTCGGTGGAATGATCGGCCACATTTTTTACAGGTTCTGATTTTGCTTCTCCTTGCAGCCAGTCTTGAATAGCCTCAACAGCCAAGTCCCATCCAACTTCGGCACCCATCCACCTAATTTGGTCGAGTTCAGATCGAAGGCGCTTGCGCTCGGCTGCTGCGACAAGGGCGGCGAAGTCTTGTAGTCGAACCATTGCTTCATCGTTCGTTTCTTTTAAAAAAAACGGGACAACCAAAGCCTCCCGCGCCATGCGGATGGTGTCTTCGCGGGTCATGTGTTCTTCTCCCTGAGTAGCTTTTCGATGTCCATCACGACATCTCGTACGTCATAGTCCCACTCTTCGATCTCAGCGTCCGTCAGCCCAACCCATTGCCGCTGTGCTGCGAGTTCTTTCCCTAGGTGGACTCCACCCATGTAAGCAATGGTCAGTTCATTGCCGTGGTCAGGCTCCACAGGTGCTGCGGGTGGGGTGGTGTAGAAGGCAACACCCCGTTTGTCTGCGCGGCTTTGCACCCAAGCATCCAACCTCATGTCGTATCGGAAATACCCATACGGCTCCTGCTTCTCTGCTTGCTCGATGGCGGTGCGGAGGGCGGTGATGGCTCTATCAATAAGCTCATCTTCTTCTGTGCTTGTTTCCGCATGGATATACGTCAACGCATCCAGCGCCAGCTTCATTGCTTCGATGGTCATTCTTCACCCCTGATCCAGACGGCGGTGCCGCCCGTATGCTCAAAGTCTTCTGTCTTCAGGCGAATGAACTGCTGCCCTGGCACACCGGCAGATTGAACATAGCCCTGGACGCCCCACGGTTTGACTTCGGTGACCACCACCATGCAAGCGCCAAACATTTCTTTCTCAGGATTGACCTGAACGATGTCGCCTATGTTCATTCTGTCCTCCAGCACCGATAGCCCTCGGGCGTCTTGCGTGTTGTGAATTTCGCGCCATGTTTATTCGCCCATCGCTTGGCTGCGACACTGAACGTCACGCGCTTGACATCGGCGGGGATCAAGAAGCTGTCTCCCACCTTCATCTCATCGAAAGGCCATCGCTTTGGGATGGGAATGTTTTTTTCAACGCTGGGCTTCATGCCGCCACCTCATACATTTTGTGAACCTTTCCGTGATGACCAGCATTAACTATGGTTGAGTTCACCCATACGTTACCGCTTGGCAAGCGCCTAATATGTCCTCGACGCAAATGCTCTCTCGGAGAGCGATGTGTTCCACCCAAATCATCTTGCGAGCGAGCCTTACTGTTGACGATCAGGGTGTAATACTCGTCATAAGGCAAAGCGCCTCGCGCTTGAGCGCCTTTGTTCTTTTTGACGGGCAAGGACTCCATCCCCACGTTTTTGCAAGTCAGCGCCTCCAGCAATGACAGAACTGCGCTTGTCTCGTCGGCCATGTCAACATAAGCATGGCGCTCCCAGTCCTCGCCAAAGTATTGTTCTGCTGCCCCGCCCATGTCCACGAACTGAACCCGCACTTGATCAACCGCTTTGCCCCGAATTCCAGGCATATCGTCAACCACTACATCTGACGGCAGATCGTCTTTTGGAATCAAACAGGCAAAGTACGGCTGCACCTGCCAAAAGTCCAAGCCACGATCTTGGAAGGCAACAATGGAGGCAACAATGATCCTGCCCTCTTGCTGCTCTGCGTAAACAATGCGCTTCCTCGCGGGCTGCGTTGACTCCTCACCAAATACCTTTGTTGCAAGCCCGCCATCGTTCGGGCACTCGTACTCAATAATGATGAAATCAAATGGGAGCTTGACAATGTCTGGCAACCCTTCGAGCTTGGTGTCAAAAATTTGCCCGTTTGGAGGCATGACAAACTTTACAGCCCTGCGAGCGGCCTGCACCACATCACAGGCATGAGCAACGTACTGTGGCTGCTTGGCCTCCAGCTTCTTGTGTAGTTGCGCCAAAAATGGAGCGGCCTTTCGCAAGTAATCCAATGGCTCTTTCATTCAGGCTCTCCAATCATGCGTTTAATGGTAAACAAGTCTTTGTGCTGGGGATACCGCGCTCGCCACAGGCGGGCATAGAACGCGATGTGATCGTTGCTGATCTTGAAGTCGCCGCCAGTGGTCATGATGTTCACCTCCCAACGGATGCGATTGATGATCAGCCAGTGACTGATTTGTTTGCGGCCCTTAGAAACAGCCTCTAGGCTGAATCGTTCGAAGTAGGCCCAGACTCCTGGGTTGGCTTTGTGCCACTCCCAGAAGTCCCGCTTGCGCTCGTTAAACGACTTGTTCATGAGCCAGGGCGGCTTGAAGAGCTTCGATCAGATTGACCGCCTGCTCTTTGGTCATTTGGGTAGAACAATGACTGCCCATGATGTGGACAGACAAAAAAACTTCCCGTTTGCCATCATCACCCATGCCGCCTTCGACAAAGATGTTGCTGTAGTTCTTGGCTTTAACGTGAATGGATTCCATGATTTTCTCCTTTAGGCAAAATATTCGGCAACGGTGGTTTCGATCTCGCTGATCATCTTGTCGTTGAGCTTGCGCTCCAGCCAGGGAGCCTTGCGGCCACGGCTGTCACACACATCCCACTCCGACTCGGTGTAGCCGTAGTAGTCCATGTCGCTGGCAGCGTGATAGCTGTAGCTTCCGCGAACCCGGCTGAAGTCAATCACGCCGATCAGGCAAGGGATGCCTGCGACTCGGGTTTCGATTTCTGCGATGTATTTCATGATTTGTTCCTTATCGTTCCTGCTTGTTGCAGTGACGCTATCTTAACTGAGTTTGAGGATGCCCAACAACTTTTTTCAATTATTTTCTAAGGGGTTTCCCTGAGATGGGGCCGAAGCCCCCGTTGAATTAAATGATCCAGCCTTCCAGCGTTGCATAGATGGGCGTGTTGAGCCTGTCGTATGCCTCTAGGTCTTCAGGCCACTGCATGGCCCGCTCAAGCTCTGCATACTCCTTGTCGGTCAACTCGACAACCGTGCGCTGTTTGCCATCAGGCCCGTAGGCCACGATTGCATTGATGCTTGCTTGCTTTTTCATCGCGGCCCCCTGATCAGCGAGCGGTGGTCTTGACGCTGAACACGGCGGTGATGCTGGTGTTGTCAGCAATCACGCTCTCGGGGATGTTGCAGACCTTGGCGATGGCCTTCCAGTCAACGACCTTGCGATTGGCCTCGACCACCGTGGCTTTGTAGAGGTTGCCCTCGACGCTGGAGGGGCCACCGGCGGTGGCTGCATCCTTGATGCTGTCCTTGATCTCGTCAGCCTGCTTGGTCAGGTCAGCGATCTGGGCGAGAAGAAGACCCAGCTTGTCAACTTGGGTCAGGGAGATGTCGTTTGCGTTCATGATGGGACTCCTTTGGGTTACCGTTCCGGTCTCGTTGACCGTGAGCGAATCTTAACACCGTTAAAGGCCCATCAACAACTTTTTTCAATTATTTTCTAGGTGCTTACCCTAGTATTTGCAAAAAGACGCTGGACGGTGACGTTCAGGGCATCGATCTCATCCATCTTCTTGAGCGCCCACATCCGCTTCTGGCCGTGCCAGCCCATCAACGCCCCCTGGTGGCAGGACTTGCACAGGGCCACCACGGTGTACTGCCGGTGCTGCTTGACATGGTGGGCGTCACTCGGGCCGGGTTCGTCGCAGACCGAGCAGGGCAACTCCTTGACCATCTGGACGTAGTCCCGCTCGGCTTTGCTCAGGCTGTTGTTCACAGGGTCGCCCGCTCGATGTTCCGGTTGCTGGCCTCCTGAGACCGCCAGACCTCGATTCGGGCCTGGGCAGCTATCAGCATCCACCTAAGCCTCTCGCGGCGCTCTACGGCTTGTTTAAGGGCTTCCAGATGGGTTTTGTAGCGGGGGCTGGCGTATGCCTCCCTCTCCTGCATCGCGGCGGTCTTGTATTCGCCGTTGCCGCGAGACTCTGCCGCCTTCATCTCTTCGGCCTTGATCGTCTTGCGAAGCTCCTCCATGAAGATTTTGTGGGCCTCCGCCTCTGCGTACTCTCCGCTCTTGGCGATCATGTAGTCCACCGCTGCCTGCGGGTCAATCAGCTTCTCACTCATGGCTTACCTCCTTGCGGCCATCTCTCCAGTACCGGGTGTCTCCAACAAGGCTGGGGCACCGCTCGTGATCATCAGCGCCAGGGCGGATCGGCTTCATCGTCAGTTCCTCTCCGGTGTAGGCAACTTTGTCAATCCAGTTCTTGTTCTTGCGGTGCGGCAGGTGCTTCTTCGTGAAGCCCAGCGTCTCCAGGCGAGCCTGCCCCGCATCGGTGGGGTGAAAGACATCGCCCTTCTTGACGATAAACTTTTCAGCCAAAAGGGGGTTGATGCAGGCTTCAAGGAACCGTGGCATCGACTCCTTGGTGATCTTGAGCTTCATCTCCTCTTTGGTGCTGGGCACCATGCAAATCAATTCCAGCGTCCGGTGAATTGCGCTGCCCCTCGTGTACTTCGGTACGATCATGTTGTCTCCTGAATTTGAACGATCATCTTTCCTGGCTTTTCCCCAGGCTTGCGAAAAATTATTAGCGGGTTGAACCTTCTGTCATCAACAGCCAGCGCACTTGCCACCCCATCGAGAGCAGACTTCGCTGCCGCAAGGCAGTTGTCGGCATCGCGGTGGCGCTTGTCAGGCATCTCAAACGTGATGGTCAAAAAAAACTCGTGCGCGGTGAGGGGGCGCATGGATTTCATGACGGCAAGCGTCTGCCAGTACGCCGACTCCTTGGCCGTGGTCTTGTGCTTGTGCAGAGTCGCCCAGTGCTTGCCCTTGCTGCGGTTTGGGAACAACTCCGGCGCGGGGAAATCAAGCTCGACTCTTAGCACGTTCCTGCTCCATGAGTTTTAAGAGGGAACGCAAACTCTCTTCGCCACGGACTTTGGCGATTTTTTCCTTCATTTCCTCCCACCAAGATCGAGCGGAGGCGGAGCCGACTTCTCCAGTCTTCTTGCGATACCTCGCAATCCACTCCCGTGCTTCGCTCTCCCTCATGAACTGCAAGGTCTCCGGTGACATAGAGGGCACGGTCGATGGTGGCTGGTGAATGGGCATCACCACACCCACAGCGGACTTGGTCGAGGATTTTCTTGGCCTGCTCATAGTCCATGCCTGTTCCCCAGAGCTTCGTTGGCGAACTTCAGAGCAATCGAGGAGACTCCCTGGCCGTCGTTGTGCCGGTCAATGATGCGCCGTGCCCAGCCCTTGGGGTCTGTCCCGTAGTCCTTCTTTGGGATGTAGGCGGGAGCCTGCCTGCACCAGCTTTGGTAGCACTGGGTGCAGCGCAGGCCGTAGCCAGATGCTTCCTCGCGGGTGGTGGTGGTGTAGCAGTCCCGGCACTTCAGCACCGGCTCACTGGTGACCTCGAACTTCTCGGACTCGTATTGGCGCTTGGCGGATTGGTAGCTCATCATTGCTCCTTGTGATAGAAGCCCTCGATCACGCGAGGGAACTTGGACGGGTTGAACAGGAAATCGATGTCGGCCTTCCAGTCCTTGGCCTTGCCGGTCAGGAACTTGCTCTGGCTGACCATGCCGAAGTACCAAGCGAAGAAGTCCAGGCCACCCTGGCGATCCAGTTTGTCAGCAGTGACCACCTCCCTCCAGCGGGCAGAGATGGCTCTCTTGCGGCTGTCGTTGACCACAGTGACCCTGGGCAGCATCGGCAGCTTCTCGTTGTACAGGCTGACAATTTCATCGATGGGCGCAGAGGGGGTTCCCGCTTGGCGGGGACGAGTACCGTTAGGTACTTCTATTGGTTCTTGGTTATTGGTTATTGGTTCTTGGTTAGGTGGAGGTTCGTCCACGCCCTGTTCACGGTTCGTGCGCTTTTCCCTACGCTTCGCTTCCCTTTCGTTGGCGATTCGTTTGTTTGTATCGGCGTTTTTGTGATAGTTGAGAAGCTCTTCAAGAATCCGGTCTTGAACGTATTGCCCGTCTTTGTCCAGCTTAAAGAAGCGGCTAAGGACAAATTTGACAGCCTCAATTTCCGCTTCGGTGGATGCCCATGTCCACTCAAGCGCCTGTTCCAGCGTCGGAAAAACTTCACGGTCGTAACACGCATCAAGAAGCAGCGTGTACGCTCCGTGCTGAAGCATGGTCAGACGACCAGCCTTTTTGGCATAGTCGCCAAGATTGCGTTTGTAATAGTGCATCTCTGCACCCCCTTTTCTGCTCCCCCAAAAAGAAACGCACGGCAGGCGGGGGGTGTCGCTTTTCGGTGGGGTAGCTACTCCCCACCTAGCCGGGTTTCAAAACAGTTTATGCGGCCATCTTTTCCATGTCAACAGGGTAAAGATCAGGGCGCAATTCTTGACGGGTCACAAGACCCTGGGTGGCTCGCTCGATGCTCAGAGCCATAGGCCCGCTCGGACGGCGTTTGCAGTGGATCAGCAGCGAGATGTAGGTGTCGGTGATGCCCAGGTACTCGGCCATCTCGTGCTTGGCCCCACGAGGCTCTGTGGCGAAATATTCAAAAAGCGTCATGCTTGTCCCTTGCTTCTTTTGGGATCGTCTCGCGGATGGCGTGAATGGCAAGGCGCGTTTCCGCCAATGCGCGGAAGCCCGCTTGGATGGCGTCCTCATAGCGGCGTTCAAGCATGGCCTTGTGAAGCTCTTTGAGGGCGTTCTCTGCCATCATGGTGGGGTGCGCGTAGTCGATCATTGTTGTTCCTGTTGGTGTTGGGTTCGATTTGGTCTTCAACAAGGCAGAACGGAAAGCCAGAAAACGATCTGCGTCAACATCCTCGAATGCTGGCTTGACACCCAACACGGCTGGGGACTGTACAGGTGGTCTAGGGCTGCTTCTCTCCCCACCTACGGCGTAGTATCCCGTTCGGGTCTGGCCCACCGCAATCCCCATGCGTCTTGGTCGGGGCTTCACACCCCGATGTCCCTTCTACTCGGCGGGGATCACCTATCTGGGCGCTACCCAGCCTCATTCACCAAAACGGCTGGGGACTGTTGCATCCCCCGTAGTACCGGAGGCAATCCCCATGCGTGTTGGTTGTTGGTACTTACGGCGTCGGTTACCGATTTGTCTCGTTACCGATTTTCCAACACCCGGAATATAGCACAGTGTTAAAAAACAACAAGCACAAAAATTTCTTGTACACGCCGTTAAAGTTATGCTGTAATTCATCTGCGCCGACAGTGCGCTCATGAAAGGAACGATATGACTCCCTACACCACAAAGTCCGGTCTCCAGATCGGCTGTCGATACGAACCCCCGCCCGTCAACCATGTCTCCCATGAGGGAGAGTTTTGGCAGGGCGTCTTCCTCGGGTACAGGCAAACCTCAACAGCGCAGCAGGTCATTGGCTTTGCCATGTACCTCGTGGTTCTGTTGGCTGTCTTCGTGATCGCCGCCTTGATTGCGAGGTGATCATGCAAGAGATGATTGCCCTTGACACGCAGGAATTCGTGTCATTCCTCAACAGCGTTGAGTCGCTGCTTCGGTGCATTGACGGCTTCGAGGAATTTGAAGCGCACAAGCTCAAAGAAGCTGTCGAGCGCGACTGCAAATACTTCACCCAGGTCGTCAAACAGTTGGAGTTGCTATGAGGTTTTTCACGCCCATTGAAATCGCCGAGCGCGTAGTTTTTCTGTTGGCCCTCATCGTTGTGGCCCTTGATGTTTTTGTCTGGAGGCCATGATGGAAGAGATTGTCTACAAAGACGCCCTGTTCGACGACCAGCCCAATGGCCGCTTGGTCTTTGTCATGGTGCTGGAACCCATGCTGGAGCGCCTGCACTTCTTCGTTGGCATCGGGCAAGGCTTGAATCAAGCCATCGATATCAACAATGCGGTGGCTCATGGCGTGAGCCTGCCCCGCGAAGCTGGCATTGCAATTTTCTTCGGGGGCTGGGATGACTGAAGAATATGAAGAGTGGCTTAACGATCCCGTGGCGCAAGCTGAACATCAGAAATGGAGAATCCAAGATGAATTAAAGAGAGCAAAACTTCCCGACCCTTTCACAACAGATACCGACGTATTTTTGAAAGCATTTCACGAAATTTTTGGAGCAAAGAATGAGTCTCGTAGTTGAAAACTCTGGTGGTGGTTCGTTCACCCCTGTGGCCGCTGGTATGCATCTGGCCCGCCTGTACCGCATCATTGATCTTGGCACTCAGAAGTCTGAGTTCGAGGGCAAGATCAACTATCTTCACAAGGTCAAATTCGTCTGGGAAGTCCACGGCGAAGATGAGTCGGGCAAGCCTATGGTCACCGACAAGGGCGAGCCGATGGTCATCACCAAGGACTACACCCTTTCCTGGGGTGAGAAGGCCAATCTCCGCAAGGATTTGGAATCCTGGCGCGGTCGCCCTTTCACCGAGGAAGAGCAGCGGCGCTTTGATCTCAAGAACATCCTTGACCAGTGGTGCATGATCAATGTCCAGCACAAGCCCCGTCAAAAGGGCGGCGTGTTTGCCAACATCGTCGGCGTCACCCCGGTGCCCAAGATCGTCCGTCAAAACGGTCTGCCCAAAGGCCACAACAAATGCTCAATGTTCCTGATCAGCAACCCTGACATGGAGCTTTTTGAGACCTTCTCTGACTACCTGAAAGAAGTGATTCAGGGCAGTCCTGAGTGGCGCTCCGCCAAGAAAGAACCAAGTCAGAAGACCGGCGGCAGCGGGTTTGACGACATGGATGACGATGTTCCGTTTTGATCTAGAAAGGGCAAAAAATGTTTATTTCCACCGCTGAGAAAGAAAAGCTGTTCTCTGCCATCAAGAACCTTGAGATTCGCATCTACGCTCTGGAGAATTCTCCCGTGAAGGAGATTGCTCAAAAGCCCAAGCGGTTCATGAGCGAAGAGCAAAAGGCGCACATGAGCAGAACCATGAAGG